CCGCTAAGTAGTTCTCCCTTCACTAGAACTAGTCGGCTGGCGTCCATCTCCAGCCGAACCGGGGTTTACCCGGTATGTCGTGACCAGATCTCAAGTTTTCCTGAGATATTCCCTGATCACGACGGCTAGCCCACCACCGTATATACCCATATCGCTCATGGTCTTCACCATGGGGAATAGAGGGATTACGAACGATGGACCAACACTTCCACTCTCGACGTTGAAGATTTCGATTGTAGCGGGACCTAAGATGGGAGTTATCCACATCAAAAGTCCTTATACCAAAGATATCCCTACCGTCGTAGTGGACGAATGGCACAGCGAATCTACCTAATTTCTTAGGTAGAGGCCATTCAGTCAACAAGCGTATTAGGACCCTCCTCAGATTGAGGAAGCCCCTTTTATAGCTATCGTTGATAATGTGGACTTGCGAGTAGATATGTTCGACGGTTAACGCCGAACGCACACCCTTTACTCTATAGTATAAGGGCGTGACATCATACCCGCACAGGTAAAAGGAGCCACAGGACTCACGGAAACTCTGTGAGCCTGTGAAACTCTTCATCCTGTTCACTTCAAACCCAAGAAGTGAAAGTAGGGCGGTGACAGTATCTGTGACTCGAGAGTCACAGCATATGTCGTCACCATATATACCTAACGGCTGATACATTCCCCTACTCTTTGAATACCCACGAGGGTATCGTGATATCCTCCAAAGGACGTCACGGAGTTTGGACTTACTCAGCACAAAGGTATCATCAGTGACTGGCGTATTAGTGTCGTGAAGACATGTCGCGTAGATCCCTATCAACGCAAAAATTATGCATTGAGTAGGAAAACACACGGCAGATCCCATAGGTGCGAACTTCTTGACGGTTTTAACGCCGTCAGGAGTATTCACATCTTTACTCCTGGTAGCAAGCATGAAGATCTTCCACGACGGTGGAAACACACGTCGTACAAGATCGAGTGACAAACTATCGGAGGCGGCACTAAGATCCAGCGTATCTATGGAGCCGGTATAACTACCGACTTCACAAAGTCGCTGGTTCTCCGTCTGATCAGTTAGGTGTATGTATTTACCTAGCTGACAGTCGGAAATCGCCATCCTCATCATGTCGCTCACAGCCTGCTGAAAGTACATGCGGGTGGTAGGCTCCATACATATGGAGCGAGCCACCTTCAAGTTCTTAGGTACAAAGTGCAAGCGACTAGGAGGAAATTTCACTAGCTTTTTGTTCTCCCACACGGCCGGATCAGGGGTGATCCGTTCGGGTGAAAAACCGCGATCTTCACTGAGGCCATAATTCGCAATATGGCCCGTAAAGAACGCGCGATCTATCGCTGGATCATAGGCAATGGAATTATGCTTCTGATCCAGACGAACTACGCCTCTCTCTGCGACTGACCCAGGGCCATGTTTTGGCCAAGGATCATATTCGCCGAGAGAAGGTAATACTACTTCCGCAATCATGTGCAAATTTTCGACATGATTAGCGGGAAGGGTTAGATCGGACAGTCTTCGTTCAACATCCAGCCAACCGCGAAAGGCGGTACTATTGAAGGACTCGTCCACATAATCCAACTTCTTTCCGAAGTTGAGAAATGTGTATAAGTATTCAAATAGAGCTGGATCGCCGTTCTGAAAGTATCGGTTATATTCGAAGAACACAGGCGTGTCTTCGAATTCCGAGATCCATTCTCCAGAGGTGGAGGATGTGCCCATAAAGTACTGGCAAGATGCCAGCTTATGAGCAAGATCGGCGAACGTCAAAACAGTCTCCCGGAGGTTCTTACATAAGGTTTTGTAAAACCTTACGTAGGTCTTCCTGGGGCGAAATGACGTAGTGATGGGACTGTCTGAAAGCAGCGCTAGCCAAGCGCAAACGAAGTTGAAACAACTTAATTCGTTTGCGGTAGCGAGCGCGTTGCCGTCTGCGATTACGCGAGACTCGACGTATAAGTCGAATTTGCGCTTTCGTGAAGAGGGCAAGTGAAGGTTGAGATCCACTACGCAACC